TTATGGGTTTTCATCCCCACAATCCAGCCAACGAGGAGGAGCAAGAGTTTCTTGTCACTCCAAATGGGGACACCCCTACTGTAGAAAGTGATTTGGAATATTCCATGATGCTGGCACAAAAGTTCTCGCAATTACAGGAAGCTTCTGATAAATTACATAGAATTGGTTACTATAAGTTGTGGCCAAAAGGGTACTATCAAGACGTTGTAGTATCAAGAAAAAAAACCTATAGACGAATATTCGGAGGTCAGTATGATGGGTAAGAAAAAACAAGTAAAAATGAAAGGCGGCGGCGCTATGAAGGGCAAGAAAAAACAAGTTGCTAAAAAACGTGGCGGTGGCTCTATGATGAACAAGATGATGGGTGGAGGTTCTATGATGGATCGTGTATCACCTAGAAAAGCTATGGGCATGATGGGCGGCGGAGCTGCCATGAAGGGTAAGAAAAAAGCTGTCAAAAAAAGAGGCGGCGGAATGATGAAGAAGAAGAACGGCAAAAAATAGATGCCAACTTACGCTTCAACAGCAAGCTTTGATCTCAGCATAGATGATATAGCTGAGGAAGCATATGAACGTTGTGGTTTGCAAGTTCGTAGTGGATACGATTTGCAAACTGCAAGACGTTCTTTAAATTTATTATTAGCAGAATGGGCTAATAGAGGATTAAATCTTTGGACAATTCAATTACAAGAAAAAACAATCGCATCAACCACAACTAGTTTAACTGGGACTGGTTTATTTGGAAGCAATGCAGATGACAGTCAACAGATAGTTGATATTACTGATGTAGTTATTAGAGACTCTAGTAACAATGATTTTTCTGCTAATTCAATTAGCAGATCTACGTATTTAAATTATGCTGTTAAAACAACAAGCGGAAGACCAACTCAATATTATTTTGAGCGTACGATAAGCCCAACACTATTTCTATATCCTGCAGCTGATACAACGTATACTCTACGTTATTACGCTCTTGTTCGCATGTTTGATG